CTAGATCGATTGCCTGAGGAGGATAATAATTTCCTTGGCTAGGTAGGACAATATAAACCTTTGGCTGTCTCATAAATGCAGCGAGGGGGTTATTTTTTTGCATATTGTGAACCATATAGTTCTCCGATAAATAAATTTGTATCTGCTTGAATAAGTATTTATCTACTAATATAACCACAATTAATAATGGCCGAAGTAACTGGACGAATAGGACAAGAAGAAGTATTATTGAATAATGCGGCTACTGAAGCTACATTAAAATTATTACTTCAAGCCACGCTAAGTGCTAATAGACAAAGCCTTACGGCTGTTCAAAATCTTGCTAGACAGAGCGGTTTAAGTGCCCAAGCAGTTCAATCAGCAAATCAAGCATTAAATGTCACTGCTGCCAGCGGATCGAAGGTTGGTAGAGTTTTTGAATCTTTAGGATTTGTAGCAGGCGCATTGAGCAGTACCTTTAAAGAAGCAGTAGATGTTAGTACAAAATTAGCCAATAATCAAGCACAAGCAAGTGATGTTTTTGCTGCTTTTGCAAAGATTCCAGGACCTTTAGGAGTAGTTGCGGGATTGTTTGAAAAACTTGCAAATTTTCAACAGACGCAGTTAAACAGTTACCAACAGATTACAAACGCAGGCGTAAACTTTAGCGGTAGTCTTACTGATCTAAGATTACAGGCTAGCATGACAAGACTGACCATGGCAGAATTTTCTAATTTGATCAAAAACAATGGTGAAATTTTCGCAAACATGGGCGGTACGGCCAACGAAGGTGCCAAAGCATTTGTTCGTGCTAGTAAAAGTTTGTTAGATAGCGATGCAGGATCACAACTACGTGCTCTAGGTTATTCTACAGAGCAGGTCAATCAAAGCATGTTAAACTACATTGCAATGACTGGCGGACGCAATAGAAAAGAAATGCAAGATACTGAAGCATTGAGTAAAAGTACAGCAGCTTATTTGCGTGAATTAGACGAACTTGCTAGTATTACAGGCAAAAGTAGAGAGGAAGAAGAAAAGAAAGTCAAACAGGCTATGATGGAGGCTGACTTTCAATTATTCCTTGCAAGTAAATCTAAAGAAGAGCGTGAAGCAATTGAAGCTAATGTAAAACGGGCTGCGGTTCTTTATGGTAAAGGCGGTGAAGATATTGCCAAAGCAAATGCCATGGGTGTAGCAGTTCAAGGTGAAGCAGGAAAGAGATTGACTGCTCTAAGTTACAATACAGCTGAAACCATAAAGAAAGACCTTGAAATTCGTAAGCAAGGTGGCGATAATGAAGCTGCATTACGACAAAACGAAATAGATGGAAGAAAGAGTAATGCCCAAGACCTAGGAAGATTTGCCGGGGCAGTAGGATCTTACAGCGGTGTTTTGAAAGGCAATGAAGATGCTGTTAGGCGAGCTGCGGCTGACAGAGTTATGGGAGAAGAAGCTATTGAAGAGCAATATTCTCAAGCGGCAAGGGAAAGAAGAGAAAGAGAATCAAGTGAAGCAAGACAGGCAGTTGAAACTAAAGAGGCTCTAGAAAAATTAGGCCAAGAAATTTTACAAGCAGTATTACCTGCTATAAAAACTCTTTTACCCATACTGAATACAACCATTCAAGGATTTTCTGCATTATTAACACCTGTAGCAAAAGCAGTACAGGCAATTACATCCATTCCCGGAGCAATGACTGCTCTAGGTATAGCTGTAGGTGGATTGGCGGCAGTTTTTCTCGCTGCAAAAGTTTTATCAGTAGGAAGAACCATTGCAGGCGGGGTATCTGGAATAATGCGTGGTGGCGCTGGTATAGCAAGAGGTGCTGCTGAAGGATTTAGAACAGGCGGTGTACGAGGTGCTATAGCAGGAGGATTAAGTGGAGGGGCAGGATCAGCTTTGGCGGGCTTAACTGCCGGACCTTTAGGATCTACACCAGAAAATCCCATGTATGTGGCCATAGTAAAAGGCGGTCCGGGGGGAGGAGTTTTAGATCAACTAACAGATGCAATAGGATCTAAAGGCAAAGGTGGAGGTATAAGTGACCTTGCGGGGAAAATAGGGGAAACGTTAGGAGGAAGTCCCAGCAGTATATTAGGAAAAATTACAGGTCAAATGGGTAACATGGGCAAGGTACTAGGTACAGCAGGAAGCGTATTAGGCAAAGTTGCCTTGCCACTAGCGGCTGGTTTGTCTGCATATAATGCATATCAGGGGTTTAGCGCAGATAAAAATGCAGGTCTAGGAGAAAAATTCTTGAATGCAGGAAGCAGTGCCCTAAGCGGTTTAACTTTTGGACTTCTTGGATCAAGTGCTGAAGAAATCGCCGCAAGAAGTAAAAAACCTGATCTTGGTAAAGAAGCAGATAAGAGTCGCAAAGAAATAGAAGAAAAGAGCTTACAAGGTCAGACTTCAACTCAAGATAAAAAACCTACAGAAACTTTGACCACAGAATTAAATGCCTTAAATAAGACAATGAACGAACTGCTAAAATATACAAAAGAAATGACAGATAATACCAAACGTACCATGGAAAGTATCAAGCAGTTGAATCCAAGTTTGTTCCCTAGATAATTAAATACACTATGTCATGGAAAAAATATTTTACGCCAGTTAAATCAACAGGCGGGGCTCTAAGCGTAATTAGTGGTTCATCTAATCACCATCCCTCGCATAGAAATTATTCTAGCTATCTTCCAGATGTTTACTCAGGTCATCCTAACAGACTTGAAAGATATGGTCAATACGATACAATGGATTCGGATAGTGAAGTTAATGCTGCATTAGATATTCTTGCAGAATTTTGTAGTCAACAAAATGAAGAAAACGGTACACCTTTTCGTGTATTTTTTAAAGACCAAGCCACAAACGCAGAAATTACTGTTATCAAAAAGTATCTACAACAATGGACTAAACTTAATAAATTTCAACTAAGAATTTTTAAGATTGTTCGTAACGCTTTTAAGTATGGTGACATATTTTTTGTTAGAGATCCTGAAACCCAGCAATGGTTATTTGTTGATTCAGCAAAAGTGGATAAAATTATTGTAAATGAAAGCGAGGGTAAAAAGCCCGAACAATACCACATTAGAGATTTTAATCCGAATTTAGAAACGTTAGCAACTACTGCAATCAGTCCAAGCAATGTCACAGGAGGCGGCAGTCAGTATGCAAGTAGTTATAGTTCAGGCCAAATGAATCCTGGAAGAGGAATGACCGGTGCTTTCCCTACAAATATTTCCGGAACAAGATTTGACCGTCACGAAAATCAATATGTCATAGATGCTCGACATGTTATACATATCTCAATGAGCGAAGGATTAGATAACAACTATCCTTTTGGTACAAGTTTATTAGAAAGTATCTTCAAAGTTTATAAGCAAAAAGAACTATTAGAAGATGCCATCATTATCTATCGTATTCAACGTGCTCCTGAACGTCGTGTATTTTATATTGATGTGGGAAATATGCCTAGTCATATTGCTATGAGTTTTGTAGAGCGTGTTAAAAATGAAGTAAACCAAAGACGTATTCCCAGTGTCACTGGCGGGAGCCAGAGCGTAATAGACGCAGGATATAATCCCTTATCTATTAATGAAGATTATTTTTTCCCACAGACAGCGGAAGGCAGAGGAAGTAAGGTAGAAGTTTTACCAGGCGGAACTAATTTAGGAGAAATTGATGACCTTAAGTACTTTACTAATAAACTTTTTCGTGCTCTACGTATCCCTAGTAGCTATCTACCTACTGGTCCCGACGACGGGGGAAGTAATTTTAATGATGGAAGGGTCGGAACCGCTTATATTCAGGAACTTAGATTTAATAAATATTGTGAAAGACTACAATCATTAATGAATGAACAATTTGATACTGAGTTTAAACTATATCTACATAACAAAGGAATCAATATAGATAGCAATCTATTTGATGTGAAATTTAATCCCCCGCAAAACTTTGCCAGCTATAGACAGGCAGAAATGGATACTGCTAGAGTAACTACTTTTAACACAATGATTGCTATTCCTTACGTAAGTAAACGTTTCGCTATGAAAAGATTTTTAGGAATGACATCAGAAGAAGTTGCAGAAAATGAGCGTATGTGGCGAGAAGAAAATGTAGATCAAGGAACTGAATTACCATCAACTACTGAATTACGAAGTATAGGTGTAACAAGTGGTGGGATTACTTCTGATATGAATGATATAACATCTGCTACAACTCCTCCTCCTGAATCTCCTCCTGGACAAGATTTAAATACACCGGATATACAATCTTCTTCTAATCCATAAATAATAATATGATTTTAAGAGAATTTATTTATTTTGACAACAAACACAAAGGTATGATAGATGATCATAGGTATCTTTCTGACAATGATACATCGATTTATAACATTAAAGATACTCGTAAAAGCAGATTAACATTAAAAATGCTTAAGGAACTACGTCTTGCAGGGGAAGCAAGAGAAAAAGAATATAAAGAAGAAATGGGACTAGTAAGGAAGATGTATGCCGCTCCCCCACCTGAAGCTGCATCACAGTAAAAATTTTTAAATTTTTTTAAATTTATAGTCAAAATTCTTCATTTTTGGCCTGTTTTCTACAGACTTTTTAATCATTTTGTAAATATCCTTACAGCCTTGCCGCTACCAATTAAGGAGAATACAAGTCATGACGAAGTTTGAACAACTTCTAGACTATATTGTGAACGAAGAACATGACAAAGCTAATGAGCTTTTTCATGAGATTGTCGTTGAAAAGTCTAGAGAAATCTACGAAAATTTAATTGCTCAAGAAGAAGAAGAAATGGATGAAGCAGCAGATGAGGAAATGGATGAGTCTGCTGATGAGGAAATGGATGAATCTGCTGATGAGGAAATGGATGAAGCAGCAGATGAGGAAATGGATGAAGCAGCAGATGAGGAAGCCGACGAATCAATGGATCTAGAAGACTCATATATGATGGACGGCGGCGACGATATGGACGGCGACAACATGGGAGCCATTGGAGGTGACGCAGCAGATGACCTAGAAGGAGACATTTCTGCCGATAGTCCAGAAGAAGAATTAAAAATGAGTATTGAAAAAGCCATGGCAGAATTACAGGCCGCATTTGATGCTGCTCAAGATTTAACCGGAGGTGATGAAGGAGGTGATGAATTCGCTGCTGGTGACGATGATATGGGCAGTGACGATGAGATGTCAAAAGAAGATGATATGATGGGCTTTATGGAAGGCCGTCGTATGACTCGTGAGTATGTTGAGAAAGTCGGAAACGATTGGGACAAAGGTAGCAATATGAAGCAGCAGGCCAAGCACGTTGGTGCAGGTTCTGGTGATACAGAAGGTGCTCCCGTAGAAGGTCGTAGTCCAATTAGCAGCGGTTCTGGTAAGCCAAACACCGGTGCAAATGCTAAAAACCTAAACCAAAGTCACCACGAAGGTGGAACGAATACTGGCACAAGTCCAGCAGGAAAAGCAGGTGGTTTTCTAAGTAATGCTAAAGAAGACAACGGCGGAAACGGAAACGTTCCTGGTGGTAAAATGGGCGTAAAGAATCTTAAGAAAGTATCAGGTGGTCATGGTGCTGAGAAGAAAGGCTCTAGTCCAGGTCCAGTAGGTTCGGGTTCAGGTGACAAAGCAGGACAAACCAGCATGGGCAATCAGGCTCAATTGATCAAGCACATCAAGTAATTAGAGAAACTGGATGAAATTATCCTACTTAAGAGAACACCTTAGTTTTGATCAGGCTCAAGTCATACTTGAGTCTGATGACAAAGAAGGAAAAAATCTTTATCTAAAAGGTATTGCTATTCAAGGCGGGATTAGAAACGCTAACCAGCGTGTCTATCCTGTTGATGAAATAGAGAAAGCAGTAAAAACATTGAATGATCAAATTCAAAGTGGTTATAGCGTTCTCGGAGAAGTTGATCATCCAGATGATTTGAAAGTAAATTTGGACCGTGTCAGCCACATGATTACACAAATGTGGATGGAAGGTCCTAATGGATATGGAAAGATGAAAATCCTTCCTACACCAATGGGCAATCTTATTCGCACTATGTTAGAAAGCGGAGTAAAACTAGGTGTCAGTTCGAGAGGCAGCGGCAACGTTGATGATTATTCTGGCAAAGTATCCGATTTTGAAATTATTACGGTGGATGTTGTTGCCCAACCCAGCGCCCCTGGTGCTTATCCTACCCCTGTTTATGAGCATTTGATGAACACAAGAGGTGGTAATAAAGCATTCAAGGTAGCACAAGAAACAAGAGAAGATCCAAAGGCCCAAAAATATCTTAAGGAAAATCTCCTTAATATTATCAAAGGTCTAAAATAAGCCCGAGGAGAAAAATAAATGTTGGACGCATTCAAAAAATTAGTAGAGAGTGGAGCGATTTCAGAAGATGTTGGATCTGAATTAGAGACTGCTCTTGCCGCTAAATTGCAGGAGAATCGCGACCAAGTTACCGCTGAACTTCGTGAAGAATTTGCACAGAAGTACAACCACGATAAGAGTTTAATGGTTGAAGCAATCGACAGGATGTTAAGCGAAAGATTGGCCGCAGAAATGGCCGAACTGCATGAAGATAAAAAAGCTCTAGCTGAAGCAAAAGCACAATACAAACAACGTATTGCAGAAGATGCTAAAAAACTAGAGAGTTTTGTAATCAAGCAACTAGGCAAAGAACTAGTAGAATTCCAAGGTGATCGTAAAAAAGTCAGCGAGAATTTTTCTAAGTTAGAACAATTCATTGTACATGCACTCGCTAAAGAAATTAGAGAATTTGCAATTGACAAACGTGATTTAGCCGAGACGAAGGTTAGATTAATTCGTGATTCAAAAGTAAAATTCGAAGAAATCAAAGCAAGATTTATAAGTCAAGGTGCTAAGGTTGTAGAAAACGTCATTAAAGATAAATTAACTTCTGAGATTACACAATTAAAAGAAGATATCACAAGTGCCCGTAATAACAATTTTGGTCGTAGGATTTATGAAGCATTTGCACAAGAATATGCCGGTTCATATTTGAATGAAAAATCAGAAACAAATAAATTGTTAAAGATTATTCAAAAGAAAGAAACGGAACTAGCAGAAACAAAACAGGCATTAGCAGAAAAACAAACCATTGTAGAATCTAAAGATAGAGAAATTCGAGTCACTAAAGATTTAATGGAGCGTAAACAAGCAATGTCCGAGTTATTAGCGCCTCTAGGTGTTGATAAAAAGCAGCTGATGCATACTCTTTTAGAATCTGTAAGCACTAAAGAACTTGCAAAAGCATATGAAAAATACCTACCAACAGTAATGGAAGGTGAAGTTAGAAAATCTGATAAAAAGCCTGTTCTAACCGAAGGAATTGAAGTTACTGGGAATCGTGAACAAAAGCCCGAGGTAGGCTTCGACAACATTGTTGATATCCGCAAATTAGCGGGTTTAGCAAAATAATATTCAAGGAGAAGACATAAAATGTCAAAACTTTTAAACGAAAGATGGTCAGAGACCAAAGAAGCTCTGCTTGAAGGCCTACAAGGTAACCGTCGTCAATCTATGGCAGTATGTTTGGAAAACACACGTCGTTACTTGGCAGAGGCTGCGACAGCAGGCGCAACAAGCACTGGTAATATCGCAACATTAAATAGAGTTATCCTACCAGTAATTCGTCGTGTAATGCCAACCGTTATTGCTAACGAGATTGTTGGCGTACAACCAATGACTGGACCAGTAGCACAAATTCATACACTACGTGTTCGTTACGCAGACAGCGGTAATAATGTTGTAGCAGGTGAAGAAGCACTGAGTCCATTCAAGATTGCTGCTGCTTACTCTGGTAATGATGTAGATGCAACACCTAAGGCTGCTGTAACAAGTCAGTTAGAAGGTACTCCAGGTAAGCGTATGAGCATTCAAATCTTGAAAACACCTGTGGAAGCTAAGAGCCGTAAGCTTTCAGCTCGCTGGACATTCGAGGCTGCTCAAGATGCACAGGCACAACAAGGTATTGATATCGAAGCAGAAATCATGGCCGCTCTAGCACAAGAAATCACTGCTGAAATCGACCAAGAGATTCTTGCTTCTCTACGTGGACTAGCTGCTGTTGAAGAAACATATGACCAGTCATTAGTTTCTGGAACAGCTACATTCGTCGGTGACGAACATGCTGCTCTTGCTATTCAGATCAACCGTGTAAGCAACTTAATTGCTCAGCGTACACGTCGTGGTTCTGCTAACTGGGCAGTTGTTAGTAACCAGGCTCTAACAATTCTACAGAGCGCAACAACTTCTGCATTCGCAAGAACAACAGAAGGTACATTCGAGGCTCCAACAAACACCAAGTTCGTTGGTACATTGAACGGTGCAATGCGTGTTTATGTAGATGCATACATGAGCGACACACAGGACAGTAACCAAATTCTTGTTGGTTATAAGGGAACAAGCGAAGCTGATGCTGC